GTCGAACTGGGCAACGACATCCGCGACCACTTCAATCAGGTCGGGTTCATGGGCCGCGAGTGGTCGTCGTACGAGGTGCAGGCCATCGGCTGGTACCGGATGCAGATGCTCAAGTCGACCGAGGGCGACGCCGGTGAGGTCGCCAACGCCGTGTTCGAACAGTCGCGCTGGATGGGCAGCCACGATCTGGTCCCATCGGTCAACGCGCCGATGAACGAGGTGCATCCATGGGATGCCCTGCACCCCGACTACCACCGGGCCATCGTGGCCGACGGTGCCCGCCACGCCAGTGACGAGGCCGAGATGGCGACCGGTGCCCGGGCCATCACCAAGACCGACTCCGACGCCGTGGTCAACGGCCAGTTGCGACCGGCCACGACCGTCGAACTGGCGACCGACCCGACCGGCGCCGAGCAGTACCTCGCCCACTACCTGCTGTACAGCGAGCAGGACGGCGGTGTGCTGATGCGCGACTACGTGGGCACCGCCAAGACGCCGCGCTACGACAAGGGCGTCGGCATCTCGGTCGACATCCCGGTCGAGAGTGAGGAGCAGGCCCAGCAGGTCATGGCCGACCTCGCGGGCGAGCCCGGGCGCGGCCTTCAGGTCATCGGGCCACACACCTTCGTGGCACGGGCGGCCGATGGCTCGCTCCACCTGCGGACGCTGTGGCAGCCCGACCTCGCCACGGGCAAGGGCGACCGGAACGCGTTCAAGCGGGCGGTCAAGGAGGCCAACCTCGATGCCCTCACGAGCGAGCATGGTGTCAGTCATCACGACACGCTGGTCGACTTCGTGGCGTTGAGCCACGACTGGAAGGCCGACCCGTCGGGCTCGACCTACACCAACGTCATCAACCGGGGATCCGGCAAGCACGGCGTGATGCGAACGCCAGCCCAGAGGGAGGCGCTGGTCGCGGAGTACGATGCCGCGTATCAGAGGGCGCTTGCGTCCGGTGATGCGAAGGCCATCCGCCTCGCCAAGAAGGAGATGGAAGTTGCCCGAGCAGCCCCCGCCGGACTCGCCACGCCCGAACTTCAGCAACTGGTCGGGGCCGCTCGCGTTCGGGTCCGCACAGGCGTCACCGCCAACTTCGACAAGTACGCATCGCGGGAAGTACGCAATGAGCGGGAGCGAGTCCTTGGCGAAGCCCGAGACGCAGCAGCAGGAACCCTTGGCACCGACCCCAGTTGGGGCGACGTACTCGGGCTCGCCACCGGAAGTAATGGAGAGCGGCTCTACGACCGCAGCCCCGGTGGCACCGTCCGAGCAGCAATCACTCGGGCCGACTCCGATCACCGGCGAGGGCAACTCTACTTCAGTCGCCGTTCCGCCAATGACCGAAGCCTGATCCACGAACTCGTCCACAAGGACGCGTGGCAGTACGACGACTCGGCCAACCGGACCATCGCCGGTGTCCATGCCGGGCTGGAAGGCACGCCGTACGGGACGTGGACGCCGGGCACCCCGCTGACCGAGGCGCAGCACGAGTGGCTGGTCAGCCAGTACTTCCTGTGGGCCCAGAACGAGGACTCCGTCCATCCGACGATGGCGCCACTGCTCAAGCACCTGCACGGGCAGTTGGGCTCGCAGGCCGCCTTGAAGTCACAGGCCACTGCCCCGTCGCGTGCGGTGATGAAGCAGATCGACCTCGACCTCGTGGCGCTCAACACCCGCCGGGCGTCGCTCAAGTCGCCGTCGGCCATCCGCCGGGTCGACGCCGAGATCGTCCAGAAGATGGCCCAGCGTGACGAGGCCGTGCAGGCAGCCAAGGCGCTCCGCGCTCAGGGTGGCCTGCACCCCGACGTGAAGTCCCTCTTCGACAACCTCGCGGCGCAGGCCGGTCAGCGGTCAGAGACGCGGGCGTCGACCTACAACGCCGACGAGCAGAACATGCTGGAGTGGGCCCAGATCGCGATGTCGTCGTCGCAGCGCCGGGCCAACGACCTCGTCCACATGCGCGGCGAGCGGTCGGCGCTGGAGCGGTCCATCAACCACCCGTTCTTGGGCATCTACCCGTCGTCGTACACCTACGGCAAGGTGCTGCCGTACATGACCGAGTTCCTGATGGCCCGTCCGTTCGGGATGAAGGCGCCGTTCCTCGCCCTGACCATGGGCCAGCACATGAACCAGTCGTTCTCGCGCCAGCAGCAGTACGACCCCGAACTCCGCAACTTCCTGTACAAGAACGAGCCGTTCCTGCGGGCGCTGTCCATCTTCGTGCCGGGCGTGCCGTGGGACCTGCCTGCCAACGCCCCGATCTGGCAGCGCCGGATCATCGAGAACTGGCTGACCAACGCCGTCCGCAAGATGCACGGCCAGAAGGAGAAGGCCGTCGACATCCCGGCGATCATCGCCGACTCGGCGATGTACCAACTGACGCTGCGCGGGACCGACTCGTGGGCGCCGATCATCGAGGGTGCCCAGCAGGCACCTGCCATCGGTGGAGCGATGATGACCGGCCAGACCCCGCCGGTGCAGGTTCCGCAACCGCAGCAACCGTGACATGATCGGCCTTGACACCACATCTGTGGTGCGATCACAGTGAGGAGACGAGGGTGACCGAGGATCGTGGGACAGACTCCACGGCTGGAACCGAGGGTGCCACGGGTGATGCCGTCGCACCGACCGGTGCCCAGACCGTCGAGGAAGTCGAAGCCATCTACCGGAACCGGATGAGCGGTAAGGACCGCGCCCACAACGCCGAGACGGCTGCGCTCAGGGAACAGATCGAAGCCCTGAAAGCCGCACCCCCACCGGCACCCGTCGGCGAGTCCCCCGAGGCTGCACAGGTCCGCGAACTTCAGGCCCAACTGGCAGCGGCTCAGGCCGAGGCCAAGATGGCGACGCTGAGGCAGCAGTACCCGCAGGCAGCCGGTGTGCTGGGCGATGAGATCACGAAACTGAGCCCCGAGAAGGTAGCCGCCATCGAGGCGTACTACGACGGAGGGCAGCAGGGTCCGTCGCCGATGGTCGATCCGAACGCAGCGGCTCGCGGCAACAGTTCCGTGCAGGGACCGACGGCCAAGCCGCTCAGTGAGAAGACGAAGGACGAACTCCTCGCGGACCTTGCCAAGGCCGCTCCGACGATCCAAGCGGAGGCACGCGAGGGCATCTACCGATAAGGAGTCCTCATGGTCGCATTCGCAGGCGGGAACCAAGGAGGCGGTCTCCTCCAGACCGACCCGGGTACCCAGCCGATCATCCCGTCCAACATCGGCACGCTCGGTGCCGGTGTCCCGGGCACGGCCTTCGCCACTGGCGGTGGCCTCAGCACCGGGTCGGGCGGCGCCAACGACTGGACGAAGATCGTCACGGCGTTGGTCGTCCGCAACACGCTCGACCGGCTCCGCGATCAGGCTGTCTTCGCGCAGGAAGGCAACATGTACCTGACCGCGAAGCACGTGCCGGGCACGAACCAGTTCGTGTACACCGGCTTCGCGGACCTCACCCCCGCCGTCGAACTCCTTGAGGGCGTCCCGCCCGAGACGGAGAAGATGCTGTTCGACACCTTCTCCTTCGTGGGGAAGCAGATCGGCAAGACCACGGCCATGACCGACCTCGCCGAGATCTTCAGCCCGTTCGACCTCTACGCCAAGGCGGCCGAGAAGTTGGCGTGGAACGCCGTCGACTATGTCGAGACGACCCTCGCCGCGCTCATCAACACCGCGCCTGTCCTGACCATCGCCGCGACCGGCTACGCGCAGGGCGTGGTCGAGGCGGTGACCAAGGCCAAGCGACGCGACGTGCCGAAGTTCCCTGACGGCACGTACCACGCGTTCATCAGCCCTGAGGGTGCGTCCCTCCTGATGACGCAGGTCGGGGAACTGGGCTGGACGGACACGGCGAAGTACGCCAACCCGAAGGCCCTGCTCAACGGTGAGATCGGCACCTTCCGGGGCGTTCGGTTCATCGAGACCAACCGGATCAACGCGGGCACCGCCCAGATCGCGCTCTTCGGACCCGAGGCGTACGTCGCGGGCGACTACCAGACCATCGAGGCATACCGCGTCGGACGGGGTGGCGATCACGCCGACCCGCTGGCGCAGCGCGCCATCATGGGCTGGAAGGGCATGATGGGCTACACCCTCGTCGCGTTCGACGGCACCCCGGCGATGGGCCCGGCGAACAACACGCAGGGCTACCGCATGTACCTCGCCACGCTGGCTCCGTAGGCCATGGCGAAGACCGCAGGAGAAGGCGGGGGCGCCAAGAAGCGCCCCGGCCTCGTTGGTGACAACGTCGTCCGACCTCGTCCCAGCGCGTCCGTCAAGGCCAAGCCAAGCGCGGGTCGGGTCACTCGCTCGGCCGTACCCAAGGTCGTCAACAAGCAGGTGACCATGAGCCGGACGCCCACCCCGCCGCAGGGGAAGCGGACGCCGCCACCGGCGGGTCCGTCGCCGTCCAAGCGCCGGAGCGAGTAGCCCGCAGGCGTACGATACGGACCGTGGTCGTTCAAGGGCGGAAACCCTTCCTTGAACCGGCCACGGTCCGTCACTTCACGAGGGCCCGATGACGACGCTCGCTGAACTGTCTCAGGGTGTCTGGCGCGACCTCGCCGACGAGGCAGATCCCCATACGTTCACGACCATTCAGGTCGAGGACTTCATCCGTGGCGGGATCGCCGAACTGAACCGCGCCAGCCCGACCGACATCGCCCTCGACATCCCGCTGGTCATCGACCCCGAGACCGGCGCCATCACCCAGTTCTCGTACGACATCGCCGTCGCCCTGCCGTACCTCGTCGAGGTCATCCGCCTGTCCGACGGCTCGTCCTTCTCGCTGTCCGAACCCGTGGACGGATGGGTCGGCTCGGGCGGCTACGACTTCCGCAAGACGGCGACCGGTGGCGTGATCGTCTTCCCGGCGTGGTTCATGAACAACTTCGACGGGACGACCTTCGGTATCCGCGTCCACGGCTACGCATCGCGACCGCTGCCCGCCAGCGTGGTCGATCCGACGCCGAGTCCCGAGACCGGCCTGTCGCCCGACGAGGAGTACACGGTCAGGGCGTACGCCAAGATGGCTGGCTTCGACATGCTCAGCCACGACCGCTCGCTGTTCGCCCAGTGGCAGGGCCAGAGCAACAACACCGACGTCAGTCCGACCCAGATGATGCAGATGGCAGCCGGGTCGAAGAGCGAGTGGGACCGTCAGCGTGGCCTGATCCGCGTCGTCCGCAAGTTCTGGTGACCTGATGGACATCAGCAAGTCCATCATCTACCGGGGCCTCGACCTGAACAGCGTCTTGCTGGGCACCGGGCGGGTCCTGCGCGGCATCTCCGTCGAGAACGTCGACTACAGCAACGTGGACGCGGTCGGCTACACCGAGAAGCGGGCCGGTGCCGACGGGCTGCACGCATCCGACATCTATCTGGGCTCACGTCGGGTTGACATGCGCGGGCTCATCTATGCCACCAGCCTGCCCGAGATGTTCGACTTCCTGCACCGGATCCGCTCGGTGTTCAGCCCGACCAGCGCCTATCAGGAGGACCCCGGCAACCGTGGCTTCGTGCCCATGTCGTTCTTCCAGTCGACCATGGACACCGACTCGTTCCCGGCCATCCCTGCCGCACCGCCCGATCCGGCCTACGACGCTGGCACGGTGCGCCTGTACATGAACCTGCGGCCCGAGCGGCTGCCCCAGTTCACCATCGACAGCAGCCGTCAGGATGTCGACGGCGCGAACCATGGCAAGAAGGCGACCGCCCTGCCGTGGAGCGCCCGGCTGATGGCGAAGGACCCCCGGGTGTACATCAACCCGGGCAAGACGGTCGACGTGTCGGGTGGTCCGAACAACCCGGCCGGGACGACCGTGCAGGCCGTCAACCGGGGCGACTACGAGACGCCGCTCAACATCCTGCTCGCCATCGGCGCGGCACCGGGAGCGACCAAGACCTTCCAAGTGAAGGGGCTCAACAACGTCGACATGACCATCACCATCGAGAACGTCGCCAACGTCGTGTACCGCTGGTTCGGCGACGACCGTGTGTTGATGACACAGGACGTGACCGGTGGCATCACGACCCGGCCGTTCATCCTCAGAATGGACTTGGTCTCCTTCGCGACCAGCAATCACAAGCCGATGGTGCCCGCCTCGATCAACCCGGTGGTCAGGCCCTTCTCGACGCCGGTGACCTACATCAAGACTGGCACGCTCGGCGCTGGCTCACGCCTGTTCTGGAGCGAGGCTTTCGCCTGACATGGCGCTGACCCGCGCCCTTGCGTCGAACCGGTCGAAGCAGACACGGGCGAACGCAGCGGGAACCAAGCAAGGTGACGGCGACGACCGGCATATGCTGGTCGGCCCGGTCGGGTCGGGCGATACCGAGTTCCACTACCGCTCGTTCGTCGACTTCGCCATGAACTGGACCGGCGTGAAGCGGCTCATCAAGGCCGAGATCGCCGTCAAGACCGAGACGTCATCGACCCACTTCTCGTACGGCACCCGGCCCAAGGTCAGGGTCACCCGCTGCACGGCTGCGTGGACCGAGGGATCCAACGGCGAGAACGTCTGGACGTCGGGCGAGTACACCAACCCGACCGTCACGGGCGCCGTCGACAAGGACATCCCGATCAACCCGAACACGGGCACGGCTCAGGACGAGACGTGGGTGTTCATC